ACTCACGACCTTTTTTTGTTAAAATAGCGTCTACAGTTACGGTAGTATTATTAAGAAATCCCATAATTTACTCCTATTTATCTTTGAAATTTAATATATAATGTGATTCATATATAAATATCACAATATCAAATTTTTATTATTATTTTTCCATTCCTTCAGGTAAATCTACTTCACCTTTAAATTCTTGTTCTAATATTGGTTGACCTTCAGGATTAGATTCTACAATAAGTTTTCCTTGTTTTTGATCCTCTTTTATCTTCTTCAATTTTTCTTTCCTCTTTCTCATTTGATCAGTTTCAATTTTAACTTTCTTTCCTTTTAATCCTCTCTTACGTTTCTTACCTTTAATTCTTAAAGCATTTTCTTCAAATGTTAAAATTGACAATTCTTTTTCATCTTTATCTTCCTCTACATCTTTAAAATCTGAAACAATACCATCACCTGTTGTTAATGTAGAATCACCCTCTTCCGTAGTTACAAGTCTAGTTGGCGCTGATATAATCACTTCTACTGGAGATTTACCATCAGATGTAGTTGATGCGTTGTTATTAACACCATTATAAAAAGAATTTCTTAAACCTTGAGATAAATGACTATAATTATCCAAATCTGAATGTACATAGGATGAAGAATAATTTTTAAATAAAGACGCACTTAATGAAGAAGAATAATGAGGTATTTCTCTCTTACTTATTCCAAATGTTCTTGATCCACTAATAAAGTCTTGCTGTCCACCTTTAACACCATTTAATGTATCTCCATAAGACATTGTTACATTACTATAATAATTGTCTCCTGTATTCAATCTCTGCCAAAGGCTTCTTTCCATAAATATATCCCTAACTTCTGAACCGCTAGCTTCCTTTATTAAATTCTCACCACTGGATGAAACAACAGAAGAACCAGTTTCATAACTATAAACATTTATTTTTCCTATATAACTTTCATAGTTTGTTATAGGTGTTCCATGATTATATGAACCTGTAATTTCTATCAATCCATCAACCATATTTCCAATATTTATAGAAGAACTATAAAATTTATTTTCAGCGGTTGGATCCTTACCAACGATTGCCTTCGGCCTTTCAAAAATATTAGGCTCTATTAATAATCCAATATCAGGTTTAGATCTTGCAGGTACTAACTTTTTCAATTGAGGATACATAGATTGGTCGTAATATTTAATCAATCTCATATAATCCCAAAAGTTATTTGGAGCTGTATATTTTTTCCAATAATTATCAGCTACATAATTCAATCCTCTATAATTTAATTTTGTTTTATCTCTTGGATCACCTAAATAATTATCAAAATTTAAATTACCTACAGAATTTATAATATCATTATTAATAACATCCGTTGGAGCAAACCATATACCCACTTTATTAGAATCATTAGGGGCAGTATCATAAGCACTAACCGTAGATCTGTATTCTGAACTTAATTTAAATCCATTTTTTAATGGATTGCTTTCTATTCTAATTTTATTTGTACTTCTTCTTAATGCGCCAATTGATGGAATATGTGTTTTTAATTCATCAACTATGTTTCTAAAAAAGTTACCCGTAAATCCAGAATGTGAACCGGAGTATGTAGATTGTTGATTAGCACTTACATCACGAATACCAGCAGTATCGGTCTGTAAATTTTTATTATCATCAAAAGAATATCTTAACACCAAATTATTGTATGATGAAGAAACAGTATTACCATCATAAGCTTTTGGATTTCTTATATGATTTTTAAATGAACCAGTATTTAATACTTCTGTCCAATGACGATACTCCATAATTGAACCACTAAATCTAGCTCCAACATTAGTAACAGCAGACTGACCTCCAATATATATAGTACCACTACCTGTCCAAGCATTACTAAATGATGCAGATGGTAGTTGTGTGACATCCATAGTAGTTGTGCTATATAAATGTATCTTACTTCTACCACTGTCATATTTACCAACATCTAATTTATAAGACTGGGATACATTTACATTATCACTACCAGATGTTCTACTAACCATAACAGAATAAAAATCACCATCATAAATTGGTAAAGCAGAAGAACTAATTTCTTTATATTGACCAATATCTTGACCTACTGCTGAACCAGACAACATAAATGACACACTTCCATAGTTATCGGAAGAACCATTATCCTTTAACCTTATAAAAAAGTCTTGATTATTACCATCTTGTTTTTCTATAAGTATTTGATTGGAACCAGTAGCAGCTCTAAACCTAAATTCTATCGTATCTGGTTTTCTACCTGTAACACCATCATTGGTCCAAATAGTTTTAACTGATTGACCACCTCTAAAATCCAAAGCTTTAGTAAATTTTCTTGTAATCTCATATTGTGGAGTTTCATTATCAGGAACATCAGGTCCGCCATATTCTTTAACTCTTAAAATTGTTGATGGTATACCATAAATATTTATCAATCCTTTTAATGCTCTAACAGTACCTTTATTTTTTAAGAAGAAAGGCATATTATTTACAATACGACTCCAAATTTCTCTTGATATATCACGTTCAGGTGTATTAGAATAAGGTGAGTAAGCTGAACCAGTTACTTCTTTGCCTAAAGCGTATCTTGGTAAATCAATTAAATCTTTACCATCGTCTAAATTCCATCCTAAAGATTTAGCAACACTATATAATAAATCTTTAGACACACCCTCATCTAATTTATCTCTTCTGTCATATATATCAGATAGTGCATTTATATATTCCCAAATGTGATCAAAATGTTGTCCAATCATATCCGTAAAGGTTAGGTATTCCTGATTGGCTTCGTCAAATTTTATAAACTCTGGAAGTAAAGTACTTAATTTATTATTATTTTCTTCATCATATAATGAAGCTGAGGTTGTAGCCTTACTAAACCAATTAGATGCTTGTGAAGATGTTGTGTGTGCTAAAACATAAGGATCTACTCCCGTTCCACTACCTCCAGTTTTTGGCCAAGAATTATCATAAAATTGTCCTAAAGAACCACTAACATAAGAAGAGCTTTCAAAATACATATATCTTTCAAAATCATCAAAATTATTTTTTGTTTCTTCAATCTTATAATGATAATTTTTTAAATCAGATGATGAACCACTAATACCGACATAAGAAGCACTACTTACTTTATAACTTTCTATATTTTCTAACTTAGATTTAAAATTTCTAATCCTTTTATCTATTGAACTAAAATTAATAAAATTTTCATAGCGAGAATAATCTGTATTTATTTCAACACTATCTAAACTTTGACTTAAAAATTCATTTCTTAATTCATTAGAGATTTTCGTATCAGAAGTTAAAATTTCATTAATAGATTTATACTGAGTGTTTCTTCTCTGTATTGGACTTTCTATATTATTTAAATCAGGCGTTTTTAATACTAATTTCGGTTCTTCTTCTGGTATAAAATCTATTACATTGACAGTTTCTTCAAGAGGATTAGCCATCTCTTTCACTATTATACATTCATCAAACTTTTCGTAATCTGCTGGTAATGGTTCGTATAATTTATAAATAACAGAATTAGGATAATCAAAAACGTTAAGTAAATCTTGTTTAAAATTTGTTGTCAAAAATAAATCGTTTTCAAATTTAAGATAGGTTCTTAAATCTCTTGGATTTAAGTTTATATAAGAAACTTTGAAGTTTGGAAAAGATCCTATTATTTCTGGAACATCGTAAACATCACTAGTGGATGGATCTTGATCATCAACTCCTACCGATAACGCTACTTCTTTGTATGTTTTAGCTACATTTATAGTTAGCCCATCCGAACTAACAGACATTATCTGTGACCTATAAGGTTTCATAACATCTTTCGTTTCTGACTGATCTGTGTATGTAAAGTCTACAAATACATTATCAACCCAAACAATACCTTGCTCTCTAACTCCTCTACCATCACCGAAAATATAAAGAAACCATTCTTGTTCTAATACCCAATCAAATGGTATTTCAATGCTTGTTTCCAATGTTTCCCACTGACCAGCTTGAGTAGGAACAATTACAGACCTTACAAATTCTGGCATAACCTTTTTATATCTTGGTGGCATAAGTGCATTCTCAACCCACTCAGAGCCGTTCCATATCCACAATTCTTTCGGACTTAAAGTTCCTTTTTTTGATGGATCATCTGGCCATGCATATTCAGCAGTACCATCATCATATATAATATTACTCCCAACAACATAATTGTTAGCTCCTGGATTTCTAACGCCGTAAGTTAATTCTTCTCCATTTTCACCCAATTCACCACATCTATAAAAGTTATCATTCATAGATTGAGCTGCTTCTGGTCCTTTTGATGTCGTACTTTTAGATTTCCATATTTGGTCTCCTTTGATATATCTATATCTATCATAACCATTTATTGGACCTATTATAGCATCTAAGTCATCAGGTACATCACCAAAGCCATCTTTTGTTTGACTTGGTCCATTCAAAGTACCATCATATAAATCACCACCATTATCACCATCTAATTTGGAATAATATACATCACCTACATAAAAGTAGTATCTAATAATATCATCATCACCTTTAATAAATGTTTCAAATTTTCTTTCGTTATCAAGAATAGCTTGATTCATAGGACCATCTACATCTTTTAAGAAATGTACTTTTTTGTTTTGCCTTTCTTGTACTCCGTTATTTTTGTGTGTAAAGAAAAATCTATTTGAATCTTCAGTTGAATTACCATTACTATCTCTGTCTCCATTATTATAAAATATAACAAACCAATCAGCTTTAATTCCCTCATCATTTCCTTCAGACACTCTATCAACACTCTGTATAAATCCAAATCTAAAAATATCATCATACAATGTTCTCTCATCATCGGTATTCTCATTTAATTTAACATCTCTAATACCGTTGAAGTAACTATCAAAAGTAAAAAATTTCAATTTATTTATATTACTAGCACCATGCTTCTGTTCCCAAATTAAATCATCTTTAAATAATAAACTTGTCGCGTCAGTACCTACATTACAAGCAGTTTGCCATCCACTATTTTCTCCAGGTGCACTATTTCTAGGATAGAAAGCTTGACCAACAGTTTCTAATTGTGCTGGATGATAATTAATAGCTTCTTGTATTCCAGTAACACCATCAGGGGGCGTCATAGAATTTGCATAGCTAGGATTCTGAATCCAAGCTCCATAGCTATAAGGTGGGTTATCTGGATTAGCAGACCATATCCATTGTTCTTCAGTACTTAATGTTCCATCCATCGAATTACCAAGTAAGTTTGGACCCCATATATATCTATTACTTGGATTATTTACTCCTCTGTCATCTACAAGTTTCCAAGCACCAGCACCACCCCATATTAAAGTACTTTCTCCTATAGCTAAATCTAATGGTGTTGGAACTGCAAACCCATACTTCTGTCTTATTGAAAATTCACTTGCAGGCGGTTTATCTTCTATAGCATAAGCTGCCGCTTCTGTATTAGGAGAAAAGCCCTCAGGCGGATCAGTAGGTATATCCTCTGTTGGCCCAGGAGCATGTGGATCAAAATAGCCTAGTGGTGGATTTATTGGTTGATTTTCAGTATCTAGTGCATTTGGATAGCTAAGTCCTACTTCTACACCCTTTCCAGATAATGTACTTTTAATATCCATACGAATATTTATAAAATCATTTTTCTTTGCCCCCTGACCTAATACATTTGGCATTGTTTGTGCCATAGCTAATGTTCGATAAGCACTAACATTATTAGACCAATTATCAACTCCTACAAACATATCATTTTGATCAGTAAATTTTATACAATTTCCGTTAGCAATTCCTTCCCGTTGAACCCATTTTGCATGATAACCAATATGTTCCGTATTTGAATAATCTGAATTTGAAAAATCTTCAAAGCCAGACCACCAATGATTTGCACGAACAGCATCATCATGTAATGATTCATCCCAAGGTTCTTCTGTACCATAGTTTATAATATTTCCTAATTCATCAGTAAATACTTCTTCACCTGATGGGTTCTGAATAATATTAGTACCCGATCTAACAGGAACATCTATTTCTTCTACTTTATAAACATCAGGAATTATTAATGTTCCATTAACCATTTGATTTGTAAATTTAAATCCATTATTTTCTGGAGTAATAGTTAAAACATTAGTTTCAAAAGAGTTTCCTTTAAAACTTATTTCAGTTTCTGCATCTAAAAGATTATAAGGTGTTTGTATATCTACAAAGTCATCAATATAAGAACTATTTATTTGTTTTGCTTGTAATCTAACCTCAGTTCTACTAGGTGATATTTCGTGTATTTGATATTTTAAATCTTCTATTTTTAATTGTTCAGCTATTGTTGGACTATCTTTATATTCTTGTTCAGTAGCAGCATATATTATACCATCGTCTGTAATATGTAATCTATTTGTATTAGTATAAACATCACCAATTTTAGTATCATTCTTATCTACTGTATGAATTAGTACTGCAGATTCATCTCCAGCTAATTTTCTCAAAAAATTATATTTTACTGTAAATGTACCACTCTCAAATCCTAAACTTCTTATGTGAGAACCGGGATAGAACTCTATATTATCATTTGTTTGATTAATTATAAATTGAGATACAGGAAGGTTTTCAAATTGTATTAAATTATTACTAGCATCAAATAATTGAATGTGAGCAAAGTCCTTGTCACCCTTAGTACCCCATTTACCATCTTCGTATGGTTTGTTTCCAACAACATTAAAGTTATTAGCATCTAATATATTTTTATCTTTTATAGTTAGCTTACTAGCCATTATAGTTCTCTGAACTTTCTATTAATAACTTCATCAAGAATCTTATCACTTTCTTTTGTTTTCAACAGATTAACTTTCAAATTATGAACTACCTTAGAAGACTCATCTTCTAAAAGTTCATTTTTATATGGATCTTCAAAAAGTAAAATAGCATTTGATTTGTCTCTCAATAATAAACTACCATCAGTAGCAGAGCCTGATATAGCTGCTTGCCTTGATAACACATCCTTTCTTTGTAAGTATTGTTGTTCATCTTCATTAATCAATTCTTGATAAAATGATAGTTTTTTTAATTCCTCTTGTGTATAAGGCATTTTTTATCTCACTACTTTAAATACGAAATCATCATCAAAGTATTGTATAGTCTCATCTACTGTATTACTTCCGCTTACTACTTTGAACTCAAATTTATAATATCTCTCCGATTGTAAACCATTCATCCAAAGGTTAAAATAGTTTCCAGTTGAATCACAACTCATAAGTGAACCAGTTCCATAAGGAATAATTACTTCATCAGTCTGAACATCTCTTACTGAATAGTAAGCACCTGTATTACCTATTTGTTCTTTACTTCCACTCGGCAAATATTTTGCTGTTAAGTATTCCGAAGCAGTATTAGAATATGATTTTGTTGGATATTTTGCTCTACCGATAACTCTAATTTTTGCTTTTGATTTTTCTTTATATTCAGCTCTTAAATTTTTCATATAAATTGTCATATCTTCTAATTCAGTAGAAGACAAAGCACTTAGAGAACCAGTGCTCCATTTTGCATCACACCATTCAACTTCTAATTTAGGTGGATATATTGTATGAGTTTGTCTTGAAAAGAATTTAAAAGTACCATAATGTGTAGTATTTCCCTCTTCTACATCACTATCCAAATTACCAAAACTACCACTTCTTTTGATAATAAACCCGTGATTAGGATAAGTTCCATTTAACCAAGAATTTACAATTGGTGTAACATTCATCCTCATATCGTCAGATTCATATTGAAATGATTGTGTCGCAACAACATTTGTACGCCAAGCTCCTCCAGAAGAAGAAACAGCGGCTTCAGAACCACTTAACCAATAAGATTTACCTATATTTCCATCTTTGTAATTCCAACTAGCGCCCTCTAATGCTATAGGATCGTCATTAACAGTTCCTTGTCCTTCTACCCAACTTTGACTAATTGGATATGCATATAATGATTGACTTACATTTAAGTCTTCAGAACCAGCATCATATAAATTTAAATAATATTTAGTACCCGAAGCAATAGTAGGTATCGTACCATTAACTATTGAGGAAGATATTTCACTCAAATCAAACTTCATAAGAATACGAGATACTTTTACATTACCTCCGGATTTGCTCATATCTTTTCTTATTTCTAAAACTTCATCTAATCCCGTATTCTGACTACCACTAGCTTGATATAAAGTTGTATCAATGTCTGGATAAATAAAATAATTCATTAGTTACCTCCTGATGTATTACCAACAACCCTACCTTCAATATCGACATTTGGAAATTTTAGTTCAAAACAGCTTGGGTCTAATGATGGATAAACAATCCCATCTTTTGTAGCACTTACCATATCATATGCATTACCTGAATAACCACTACTCGCTTTAAATTTATTTGTAATTAAAATAGGATGACCTTTAGGATTATCTTCTTCAGGTGGAACTACTGCAGAAACACCATCAACTAAAGATATTTGATAAGATAAATCAGCTAAAACAATCGGTTGTCCAATTTGCCATTTATCTATATTAAAAAATTCTTTTATTTTTGTTACAGCTTTCAATACAACCTCTTCTTTGTTATAACCCACTTTTGTTAAGATATTAAATTTTACTCCTATATTAATTACATAAGCATCTTTAATATTAACAGCATCGGTTACCATTCTAAATTGAGTTAGATAAGTTTGTACATTTTCTTTTACTGCTTGATTAACTGTAGTTAATTTTTTATTAGCATTAAATCCCAGTAAATACATATTAAGAGCTAATGGATTTATAATTCTATTTTCAGAATTAGCTCCTGATTGGCTATCTAATTGAGTGTCTTGTACAATATAAGCCTTAGCTATATTGCCATATTTAGGCGGTAAAGCATATACTCTTGCTATATAATCATCTTTCGTTACCGCTCTTTGTTGTGCTTGAAAATAAGCTAATGCATTATTTTTAACTTCTGTAATACTTTCAGCACTTCTTCCGCCTGCAGCTGGAGTTGGATTATTAACGGCTATTGAATTTTTAGTAGTTGTTACTAAAGAAGCATTTAATCCAGTATCATCTAAATCAATATCTCCAAACTGAATACTTCTTAAAGTATTTGCTGGTATATTGTTAGCAACTCCACCACCATACCTATATTTAATTGTTAATTGTGTATTTGATGGAGCTTGACCATAAGCTTTTGTTGCTAAAAAGTTTGATGGATCAAAAGCTGTAGTTAAATAAGTTGGTGAACCAGGTAAAGAAGAACCTACATTATCTGGATTTGGTACAATTTCCTCATCAGGACTATCCGATGTACCAGCTCCAAATCTTAATTCACTTCTACCATCTTCTCTAAGATAAGTTGTAAATCTTCTTGTAGTTTTTAAAAGTTTTAGTAAATAAGGTGCTTGATCGGAATAAGTGTATAAGGTATCATCATTTTTAACTGTATTCTCCATATCGGTAAATACTGTATCTTGAGCTAAATAATCAACTTCATACCATTTATTACCATCACTGTCTGTTACTGAAATTATTTCTAAAACATTTTTATTAGCTAACGCTATTCTTTTATATTTCTCTGCTGCATTAAATGTAATGTATTCTGTTGTTACTATGCCGCTAGAAGCACGAATACCTTTTTTTAATAAATATGTTACTGGAACATTATCAGAACTTTCATATACTGTAACTGTCATAGGATCGTAAGAACTAGAATATTTAAAATTACAATCTTCAGTTGTTATAAAAGAAACTCCAGATTCAGATGACAATTCCATACCTGCTTTTAAATTCATAGCATAATTCAAATCAGGTTTAGTGGTATAACTAGCGCCCGATCCTGCTGATGTAGCGGGTACAGTTTGAAATACATCTATATTTACTGAAGCAGCTGAGGATAATTTTGGTTTATATCCTAAAGACTGCGCCATATTATATACAGTTCTTTTTTCTTCAGCAAAAGCTAACAGACTTTCTTTAAACTGATTATCCACATAGTAAGAAAGAACATCACCAACATATGACGCCATTTCTATAAACATCATACCTGGCGATGATTCATTAAAATCATTATACGCATTTGGAAAATATATTTTAGTAAATTCAATTAAATTGTTTTTGAAAGATGTAAAATCTTTATTTAAATATCTAACCTCTTTTACTGATTTTTTTGGTGCTGTATATGGCATTTACTTTCTCCTATTTACCCCTGTGTTGTAAATCCGTCATGCGGATCTTGAGCTAAATCCCCAGTATAAGTTGACAAATCTAAAGTTAAATCTTCTTCAGCTGTTAAATCTACATTTAAAGAAAATCTTAAATTAACAATAGCCGTAGACATATTGTTATCAGAAAAATTGGTTTCAATACTAATAATATTTATAAATGGTAACCATTCACCCATAGCAGCTCTTATCTCTTCTTCAACTCTACTTTCTAAATCTGTATTTTCTTGTGAAAACACTAAAGAAAGTAAATTAGTGCCAAAAGTAGGATTACCTAATCTCTCACCTTTGTTAGTCAAAAGAAGACTTTTAATATTAGATCTAGCTTGTTCTAGTGCAGTTTTTGTTCTATTAAAAAACCCATTCATAGTATGAGTTAATGGTAACTCTAAACCAATATAAGTATCTTCATCTAAATCATTTTGTATTACACCCATTATAATTTACCATCTTTCTTTTTTAATGCGTTCATTACACCTCTGTAATCTTTTGTTAATGCTCCCATAACTTCTTCAGGAACACTTTCTGGATTTACACCAGCTGCTTGAGCAGTTTGAACAGCTCCAATTTCTCTTTTAGCTTCTTCATTACCACCCATCATATCTCCATAACCCATAGCCTCAGCCATTCTAGAAGAATCAAAAGGTTTTCCAGTCATTGTTGGATACTCATCATATTCACTTTGTTGTGCAGTTTCATTAAGTATCTTATTTAATGTTGGATTGTTAGTGTAACTTACTTCTTTAGGCTTAGATTTTTTAGGAACAGGTAATACCTCAGGAACACTATTTGTTTTTTGAGATATAGCCTTTGCTCCTTCACTAATAAATATCTTATTAACCTCTTTTTTTACTTCTTGTCTTACCATTTCTCTGATTAAAGTAACCAGCTTTTTTGATTTAGCCATATTTAACTCCTATTTATATATAAATATTAAGAACTTAATTTTCTCTTTCTTTGTTCTTTTAAAGCTCTTTTTTTTCTATATTCATTTTGAGCTTTTTTTAATTTTTGCTTACTTTCTTCAATCCAACTTTTAAAGTTTTCTATTGATTTAGGAACAACATTTAAAGCGTCTTTAGCTTCCTTTATTTCTTTCCTTACATTTTCAACTACATATTTTTGAGCTACTGCTACAGCAGCCGCTGCTGGATTTAATGAAGCGCCTATAGTAGAAGCTTTCTCTGTAGCTTCAGCAGCTTTACGAGCTGCATCCAAACTTTTAAGAACTGAATTTACAGTTTTAATTGTACTTTTTACCTGCTCAATTCTCCCCTCAGTTTCTTCGATTTTATCTAATATTCTTTTTACTTTATCACCTTCATCTTTTCCTAACCTTGTATTTTTTACTATAATATCTATTTTTTCTTCAATATCATCTTTAGGTGCATTCAATACACTATTTATTATATTTTTTAATTTATCTGATACAGCACTCATTACATATCCTCATCAAATTCTACTTCTGTATCATCATAATAAGCAGTTGAATCACGATCTTTAGAAATTTTACGTCTTCCAGTGTTATCAGCGACAGCCACTTCGACATCAGTTATTTCATCATTAAAATTTTCAGTTATATATACTGTATCGCTTAGTATTTCAGGCAATTTTTCTTTTTGTTTTCCTAACGACTTTAACATATCTTCAGCAGCTGATGCTACTTGTTCAATTCCAGTAGCACTAGAAACTTCATTAGAAAAAGCTTTTAATGATTTAAATATTTCATCAAACGCATCAAAAACTTGATGACCTTTTACCATTGGATTGGTAGAGTTAGCATCACCTAATGTTATTCTAGGCTTAGAAGCACCAACACCTATTTCTAAATTTATTTCTCCGTTAGCTGATAAATTAAGACTATCGTTAGCATACATAAGTATATCACTTTTTTTAGAATTAAAAGCCAATCTATCAGAATTTACTGTAATCATATCACCATCCATCACTTCAGGAGTTGTTGAAGTTTGAGCAGCTGGTATTAGAACATCAACTTCTCTAGATGGACCTGAAGTCATAAAAATAGAAGAACCATCAGCGTTTATATTTTGTAAATGTGGATAGTGCGCATCTTGCGATTTATGAGGTGGAACTGATTGTCTATTAGTTATTTTTATTTCTGGATATTGATAATAAGCATCACTACCAAATTTAATACCCTGACCAAATCTGCCATTCATAACCATATCCCCATACTCCCCAAGTATAGTTCTATTATGTTCTGTCGTATACGCATTTATTCTCTCATCCGTAATCTCACCAGATGCGATATTCATATTTACATTGTTTCCCATATTTAATGGTTGGTAGTAATACATTTGTTTACCATGTTTTGCTATATTAACAATTTCGCCGACAAGAGGATAGGTTACCATATGTGATGATAATGGTTTTATAAATCCATCTATAACATCAGTTTTTTTCTGACTCTCAATAAATCTAGCCTTTATAGTTCCCAATTTAGAATAGTCTGGTATTTTACTTTTACCATCCGGAGAATTTTTTTGGGGGAGCTCTTTTGGGTTTAAAAGTACTTTAAGTACTACTGCAGGCTCCAACTCATAAAATTCAGCAGAATCATCAAGATTATCCTGTATTAATTGTAAAACATCCCCATAAGTTACAACTCCACCAGCATCTTTTTTTCTTTTTTTACTTTTTTTACTTTTCCAAAACGGCATTAATTCTCAATCCTTTTCATATCATCTGTTATTTCATCTGAATGAGTTTGTAAATCTGTAGCAGCTTCTTCTATAGCACCCATAAGTTGTTCTTTTTCAGCATCTGATAAACCAAACTCCTCTTCTGAACTACCTTTATTTTCAGCAGCTATAATTCTTTGTACGATCGCAGCTACCTTTACTAACTGGTCATCGTTCTTTACATTTATTTCTAAATACTCTTTTAACATAGGAATAATTTGTACTGCAGTATCCCCATCTTTTATAAAACCAACTACTTCTTTCATAAGAACTTCTAATTGTGTTTTATTTGTTTTAGTATTCTCATATATATCCTTAAATAGATCAGATAAAGATTTACCCTCAAATATCTCATAATCATTAGCCATAATATACTCCATTTGATAAATTTATATAGATTTGTGGTTATATATAAATATGTTGATTTGTAACTTTTGATAAATATATATTATATTTATAGATAGGGTGAAAATCCCTTTTTTGTTAACTAACAAGGAGATAAACATGAAGGAAGTAATAACAATGGTGAAAGGATAT